TGCTGGACAGCTTTACGATGAATTAGAAAACATTGCTGAACTACATGGAATTGAACCTGAATTCAAACGCATGATGTCCGGTGCCCGTAACCGTGCGCACATGGACTACGATACCAACCCAGGTGGTTTTCAAAACTGGTTCTGGTACTTGCCATTTGCTGAAGAAGAATTAAGTGAAGAACAAGACACTTCAGGTGTAGAACGTGCTATCTTAAATCGTATCATGGTGGCACACACAGACCTGTTGATGAAGTTTGGGCCAGACAAGGTCATGCAGGCCGCAGAAGAAGTTGCTTACAATGTGGGTGATGTGGACGAAATTGGCACCAGCGATGTGAGTGCTTATGTCAATCAGGTTCGACAAATACTTGGTGCTTGATGAGAGCCAGTGATTTTGAAATCCGCAATCATGACAAGCTAGATTCGATACTAGTGCGTCTCTGCGAAATGGTCATCCAAGGTCAACAAAAGAATCAAGACCTGGGTATGGTAGCAGCCGCAGTGCTAGATCCTGACAACAATTGTGTAGTAGGTATTAATTATCCCACTCGAGACGGCCATCGTGTTCACGGTGAACGTGCCGCTATTGACAGTTACTATGCTCGCTTTGGTTCTATTCCCGAAGGTAGCATTATTATCACAACCTGTAGCCCATGCACTCAAGACATGGAGGAACGTGAAGGCATTAACTGTAGTGATCTTGTTGACGAAGTTGGTGTGCATAAAGTCTATGCCGGCTATCAAGATCCTACACAGGGACCGGGCAACAAAAAGTATCATATTGAAATCACTCGCAATGCTAAAATACAACAACTATGCCGGGCATTTGCTGACACATTCTTAAAAGATGATCTTAACGAACTCGAGTTCCTGGGATCACCATGCACCCAAGACTGTTCGGGTCATAGAGCCGGCTATGCATGGTCACAATCTAAAGGTGGACAAGTTGCAAACAGTCCATTCAGCCCCAGCTTCAATACAGGTAGCCAACTGCATGTGGATGGTAAGTAACAGTATGAACAAATATCCAGTATACCCAGAGGACGACGGTAGTGATTGCCCAAGAAATCCTTACGCCCCTTGTTGAATTATACCCAAATACCTTAACCGGTAGCAAAGGTAGTAGTCTCAATCTTGAAAGATTTTGGGCCATTGCCACAGTGGCTCAAATTAAAAATCGCTTTGATACCGTTTATATTTTAGGATCTTGGTATGGTAATGTGGCTTTGTTATTATTCATGCTCAACAAGTATATCACGTTTGATCAAATTATCAATGTTGATACTAATGCTAACGCACTCCGAGTTGGACAACAAAGATTGGCCAAATTAGGACTAGACGATAAAACTGAACCTATGCTCAAAGATGCCAACGAGTTAGATTATCAACAACTTGGCTCCGATGGACTAGTGATTAATTTAAGTTGCCATAATATCAAAGGACTATCATGGTTGAATAATATCCCCAACGGTACTATAGTTGTGCTCCAGGCTCGCAACTGTGATCCAGGTGCTGTTAATCAATACAAAAATTTTAAAGAATTTGATCAGGCATTACCTATTGCTAAAACTCTATATCAAAACACACTTGAATTAACAGACCCAGATGGACCGTATGAAGAATATATGAAAATTGGAGTTGTATAAAACACCTACCTTAGGACCTTATGGTCACGGTGTGCCCGGCTGCTGGGCTAAAATATATAGGAGTCGTGCCCTGGAATGTATTTTTAAAGTGAGCAATTAACATCTATAAATAGAAAATGATAAAATCAGATCAAGTAAATCTTAATATTTTCTATGGATTTAAATGCAATTATAGTTGTGATGGGTGTATCTCAAATTCAAATTTAGCTAAATCTGATCAAGACCCTGATCTCACTGATATAATAAAAACTATACCTATATTAGCTGATTTGTTTAATGTAACGGGCATGATAACTTTACTCGGCGGTGAACCATTGTATTATTGGGATGAGCGGATTGTGCCAATTGCAATGGAGTGTAATAAATATTTTCCAAATACACTAATTAATGTTTTTACCAATGGACAATTGTTGGGGAAAAATCAAAAAAAAGTATTTGAACTAAGTGACAAAATTGATAAATTTTCACTGACAATTACTGATCATCTAAATACCGAAGAATTAAAAAACACTACTCCAGGAAAAAAGTGGAGGGAGAGTATTAATAGATTTTTAAATCACAAACAAATCGTAAAAATACACAACGAACATTATCATATAAAAGATAACATCAATGCCAATATTTATATTTCAACCCCAGACAGCAATTCTTGGAAAAATATTTACAAAACTACAATAGATGGAAAAATCAAACCATTTGCAACCAATGATCCAGAAGGGTCAATGAGGTATGGATGTATTTCAAATAATATATGTTCTATGGTTCGCGGAACAAAATTATATAAATGCACACAATTAGCTACACTAGAAAATGGATTGAGAGCCAAAAATCAACTTGATGATCCGGACTGGAAAAAATATCTTTCTTATGCACCAGTAGATTTGTTAAATATTGATAAATCTACATTAACAAATTTTATCGATACTTATGCCAAACCTATTGACATGTGTGACATGTGTTCAAATAATCCTACTAGGGGGGAACCAAGGCAATATAACATGATTTTTAAAAATTAATGAAAAACATGCTGGTACCATTGCCTGTAGAAGGAACACAAAATAACATTCCTTCTTTTCCGGGGTATGAATGGGTTAAAAAGTTACCCAATAAACGAATATATTTTGCGTTGTTTCAAAGTTGGGTTGATATACACGATCTCCCCAACGGCTATGATTATTACATTGTAAGTTTTCATTTAGAAGTATCTAATTTGCACTGGCTTAAACAACAAAAAGTTTCTGGTCCAATTATTGTGTTATTTGATGGTGGTCCCTGCAATTTAAAATTACCCGGGGTGTATTTTTTACCATTTTATTATTGGCATTATCAACTACAACAAATGCAAGATTGGTTTGGCGTAAAAGAAAAATCAAAACCTACCTATAAATTTAGTACGGTGTGTAATCGTATTAGTCAAAGCAAAGTATGGATAACAACCAAATTATTAGAAACTGCGAGAGAATCATCATTGATTGTATTAAATTCTTGGCTCGAAGAAAAAAATGTTCATGGATGGCAAGCAACTGGCAATGCAACATTAGACCAACTGACACAGGTGTTCCGTGATTGTTATTTTGGTCAAGAAATAAAAATTGACGACTTTGAAAATGCAACTCAAAACAAACAAAACATAACCGGGAATCCTTGGCAACCGTTGTATCAAGATTGTGCTATACATTTTACCAATGAAAGCTTTCACTATAGCAACATGTTTGAAGATGGACAGCAATATATATGGCCAGGCCCTTTTCTTACCGAGAAAACTTTAAAATGCTTGTTAGGTGGCACAGCATTTGTTCCAGTTGGGCAATTTGAAACTTATCGTACTTTGAAAAATTTAGGATTACAGTTTGATTATGAGTTTGATACTGCTTGGGATTTAGATCCTGGTAATTTATCTAGAGCAGAAAGTATTATCAAGTTAATTGATAATTTAAATTATTGTACAATAGATCAATTGTTAATCAAAACAGAACAAAGTACCAAATATAACCAAAACCATATTGTATCTGGAAAATTTTTTAATCACTGTGAGCAAAAAAATAACGAGTCAATTGCCCAAATCTTCAAATTAATCCGTTGACTTTCTAACACAATACTGTATAATAGTAAAACTTAATCAGGAGAATTACATGTCTAACAACAGAACTTTTAGCGGTGCAGAACAAGCCAAACTTACTCAAGTGATCAACGAAGGCATGCAGGTCATGATGGAAATTGAAACCTTAACTGGTGGCCTTAATGACACTGTTAAAGCTATTGCTGAAGAAATGGATATCAAACCCAACATTCTCAAGAAAGCCATTAAACTAGCACACAAATCAGAATTTGGTCGCGAACAACAGGATCACGAATTGCTAGAAACAATTTTGACCAGTGTAGGTAAGACGCTATAAATATTGTTTTCAATAACAATCGAGTCGTTCACGTTACGAACATGAATCATGGCTAACCGGCCATAAACGGAGAAAATTTAATATGACTGTAATGTATCAATCTATGACAACGCATTATATCAAAAGAAATTTTGAAAATGTTGTAGATCTTGGATTTAAAAATTTAGTAGTCGGTGGGTGTAGTTTTACTCACACCTTAGACGAATACGATGTACCAACTACCTGGCCTTACTATTTTCGAGACTTAGCATCACTTAGTAACGTGTTTTCTTGTGCTGTACCAGGTGCAGGAAACTATTTTATTTCACAAAGTATAATCTGGGGATTAGAAACTAACAAGTTGCAACCGGATGAAACTCTAATAGTAGTAATGTGGTCAGGGCACGATCGAGAAGATGAGATCTTTTCATCTGATGTAATTGATAGTGATTGTAATTTTGTATATCAGTTTACAGACAAAGTTTTCCACGGTTCAACCGGAGGAGAAAATCGAAACGGTGATGGCAATACACAGTGGTTCGGCTATCGAGACATCCACAAATACAAAAGTTTTGAATCAAGGGCCGTGGAAAACGCAATCTGGAAAATTGGATTAAAACGATACCTTGACGCCTTGGGATATCAATCAATATTTGTTAATTTTTTAGATCCTGCTTTTCCGAGTAGAACAAATGATTTTGATATTGTTAAATTCTTGCCCGACCCTATTAAAACAACGTATAATTCCATTATGGATCCTGTGCAGGACATATATAGTTTTTGTTTGAAAAGACTGTTACTTAGTGACGATGACTTTCATCCATCGCCTGACGGATATCTTGCGTGGACAAAAGATGTATTACTGCCCTACTGTAAAAATAAATTTAATAAACAATGAGTTATATCGACGCACTATTTGATCGTGAACACGATCGTATTCATGTAGTTGAAAGGAGAGATGGCAAGAGGTGCTATCAAGAATATCCGGCTAACTATGTTTTTTATTACGAGGATCCTCGTGGTAAATTCCTAAGCCTATTTGGCACACCTGTAAGCAGATTCAGTACACGCAACAACAAAGAGTTTCGCAAAGAAATTCGCATACAGTCTGGCAAGCAACTGTATGAAAGTGATATCAATCCAATTTTTCGTTGTTTAGAAGAAAACTACAAAGGGCAAGATGGTCCTCGATTAAACGTAGCGTTCTTTGACATTGAAGTAGACTTTGATCCAGAACGTGGCTTCTCCCCAACAACTGATCCATTTAATGCTATCACTGCTATTAGTGTCTATCTGCAATGGCTAGAGCAAATGGTCACCTTGGTTGTTCCGCCCAAGCACATGAGTCGCGAAACTGCAGACGAAATTGCTAAAGAGTTTGAAAACTGTATCATCTTTGAACGTGAAGATGAAATGTTAAAAACATTCTTGGATCTTATTGAAGACGCCGATGCAATATCTGGTTGGAACAGTGAGGGCTATGATATACCTTACACAGTAAATCGCGTTACCAGGATCCTTAGTAAAGACGACACACGCAGATTCTGCTTGTGGAATCAGTATCCCAAGAAACGTACATTTGAACGTTTTGGTGCTGAGAATGAAACCTATGATTTGATTGGTCGTGTGCATATGGACTATATGCAACTGTATCGCAAGTACACATACGAAGAACGTCACAGTTATAGTTTAGATGCCATTGCTGAATACGAACTCCAAGAAACTAAAACAGTTTTTGAAGGTACCTTGGATCAACTGTACAATCAAAACTTTAAAAAGTTTATCGAGTATAACAGACAAGATACAATGATTTTGGCCAAGCTAGATAAGAAACTAAAGTTCTTGGATCTAGCTAATACACTGGCACATGAAAATACTGTACTACTACAAACTACTATGGGTGCTGTGGCTGTGACCGAGCAGGCCATTATCAACGAAGCACACGAACGTGGCATGGTTGTGCCAAATCGTAAAGAACGCTACAGTGACGAAGACACACAGGCTGCGGGTGCGTATGTTGCGTTTCCAAAGAAAGGCATACACGAGTATGTAGGCAGTATAGACATCAACTCATTATATCCCAGTGCCATTAGAGCACTTAACATGGGTCCAGAAACCATTGTGGGACAACTCCGTCCTATTATGACTGATCGTTATATCGGTGATAAGATGCGAAGTGGTAGCTCATTTGCCGGTGCATGGGAAGGCCTGTTTGGCAGTTTAGAATACGAAGCAGTAATGGCCACAGAGCCGGGCACAGAGATTACTATAGACTGGAAAGATGGTGAAGAGAGTGTACACAGTGCCGCCGATGTATGGAAGATAATTTTTGATAACAATAATCCATGGATGCTTACAGCCAACGGAACTATCTTTACCTATGAAAAAGAAGCAGTTATTCCGGGACTGTTAAAACGCTGGTACGCTGAGCGTAAAGAAATGCAGGCCAAATTGAAAGAGTGTAAAAATGCAGAAGATGAAGAATATTGGGACAAGCGTCAGCTTGTTAAAAAGATTAACCTTAACAGTCTGTATGGTGCTATTCTTAACCCTGGTTGTAGGTTCTTTGATAAGCGTATTGGTCAGTCTACAACCCTTACTGGTCGTGCCATTGCCAAGCACATGGATGCTTATGTAAACGAATGTATTACAGGTAAGTATGATCACGTGGGCGAAGCAATCATTTATGGTGACACTGATTCTTGTTACTTTACCGCTTATCCTGTGCTACAAAAAGAAATAGAAGCAGGCAACATGACCTGGAGTCGTGAAATTGCTGTACAACTGTATAACAGTATTGCCGATCAAGTCAACGAATCGTTTCCGGGCTTTATGGAACAGGCATTCCATGTGCCCAGAGAAATGGGCGATGTAATCCGAGGTGGTCGAGAGCTTGTGGCCAGCAAAGGTTTGTTTATTACCAAGAAGCGTTATGCTGTCATGTATTACGACAAAGAAAACAAGCGTGTAGACACACATGGAAGTCCTGGCAAAGTAAAAGCCATGGGGCTTGATCTTAAACGCAGTGATACTCCCAAGGTCATCCAAGAGTTCTTGAGTAAAATCTTAGATGAAGTGCTGATCGGCACAAGCCGCGAAGACATTATTGAAAAGATTCGTGAATTCAAATATATCTTTAAGGAACGCCCGGGTTGGGAGAAAGGTAGTCCCAAGCGTGTAAACAATCTAACCAAGTATGGCAAAGAAGAAGAACGCCTAGGCAAAGCCAACATGCCCGGACATGTCCGTGCGGCACTTAACTGGAACAATCTACGCAGGATGAACAGTGACAAGTATTCAATGCAGATTGTTGATGGCATGAAAACTATTGTATGTAAGCTCAAGAGTAATCCATTGGGTTGGACCAGCATAGGTTATCCTACAGATGAAACACACTTGCCGCAATGGTTTAAAGAACTTCCGTTTGCTGACAGCGAAATGGAAGCCACAGTGGTAGATCAAAAGTTAGATAATTTGTTGGGTGTATTGGAGTGGGATCTGGCCAGTGCTACTAATACTGAAAATACTTTCCAGTCTTTATTTGAGTGGTGATATGAAACTAAGCGAGCTGGTTGCCTATAAAAATCAATTGGATCTTCTAAGTGGTCTCCCTACACGTGATACAGCCAGTCAAGATCTTGATCATATTATATATACTGTAGACACCCGGAAGCTACAGGTATCGGATCAGTTATTAACACATAAAAATAACCTGATTCAGACCTTTGATTTATTTGAACAAGCATTAGATAGTCTAAAACAACAACTTAATGCCATGATAAACGAAGCTGAAAAACCCATGTTTCAGCAAAGTTACAGTTTATATGAAGAATTAAACACACAGATTAATTCAGACCAACTGTATCGAGATAACATTGAGCATGTGTTAAATAGGAGATTAGAAGTCTCCGAAGAAAATTATCAAATATTCTTAGCCAGGCTCATGACTTACACCAATTGGCAACATGCAGGCATGGTATTACGTCCAGGCAAAGAGTCATTTATCAATCACATGGTAGCCAATGATCCATTATACATTGTAGATGAAAATTATGATTTAATACAGCCGGCAACAAATCAATTCAATGAACTTTATCAAAATCGCTTGCGTATTAGTACAGTAAAAGAAGATGCTAGCACACCCTGGCTGATCAAAATACCCGATGGTCAACTGGGCGTGTGTTTTGCATATAACTTTTTTAACTACAAACCATTTGAAGTTGTAAAGCAGTACCTGTTTGAAATTTATCAAAAACTTAAACCAGGTGGTACCTTGATTATGACTTTTAATGATTGTGATCGTTACAAGGCTGTTATGTTAGTTGAACGGTTTTATGCCGCATATACGCCCGGAAATATGTTGCGAGGTTGGGCCAAACACGTGGGATTTAAAGAAAGTTTTTGCCACCACGATGATGGTCCCAACACCTGGATTGAATTACAAAAACCCGGAAAATTAACATCATTACGTGGCGGGCAGGCCTTGGCAAAAATATTACCTAAACCCGTTGCAGAATCTAAATAACCCCTGTATAATCAAACAATAAGGAGAATTACCCATGAGAGATCATTTATTAGACCTAGTAGAACACACGCATAAATTGGGTTGTATTGACCTGGTTAAAATCACAGGCGACGCCAAGTCATCTGAAATCTTTGGTGTTGCCGAGGATCGTAGCGTAGTAGTGGAAGGCAAGTATGCCAATCCGGTTCCAGAATTTATTGGTTTGTTCGGCATGCCAAACTTGGCTAAACTTAATATTTTATTAAACTTGCCAGAATATAAAGAAGGTGCAGATCTTAGCGTTACACGTAAAGATACAGGAGCACCCGACGGTATTAGTTTTCAAAATGCCACAAAGGATTTTAAAAACACCTATCGTTTTATGGCATCAGAGATTGTAACCGACAAAGCCAAGACAGTTAAATTTAAAGGTGTTACCTGGCACATTGAATTTGAGCCAACTGTTGCGGCCATCCAGCGTCTTAAGATGCAGGCCAGTGCCAATGCCGAAGAAGTTAATTTTCAAGCCAAGACCGAAAACGGCGACCTAATGTTTTTCTTTGGCGATCATAGTACACACGCCGGTAACTTTGTATTCCAACCCGGTGTAACAGGTACTCTTAAACGTGCTTGGAGTTGGCCAATTAAAACTGTGATTAGTATTCTTGATTTAACTGGTGACAAGGTTATGCGGATTAGTGATGATGGTGCGGCACAAATCACTGTTGATTCTGGGTTGGCTACTTACACATATATTATTCCAGCACAAAGCAAGTGATTCAAGATAACTTAACAGCCAAGCAAAACGATTATGCTGTATTCTTGCCAGCTATCAGTGGCTTCTATGCCACTTACATAGGTAAGCAACGTGATCCTGTGAATGGGCCGTATGTAGATCCGGCTCGTATGCCTGCTGGTATCCAGGACATGGAACAGATGAACTGGCTCAACAGCACCAAAGGACTATTTCCATACAAGTGGTCGCTTTACTCGGGTGGACATGCCAACTTGGATTTAACCAAACAAGACTGGTCCGAGGATATGGTGCGTAGCCGTGAGCCCGGTACACTTATGCTAGGTGACTCAGGTGGATTCCAGATTGCCAAGGGGTTATGGGAAGGCGAGTGGCGTGACCCAACTAGTGCAGAAGTTGTGGCCAGAATGGCTGAACTCAAGGCCAAGGGTGTTGAACATGTGTTGGATCTCAAACCAGATGGTACACCCAAGCACGACAAGAATGGCAATAAAAAGTATGCCAAGATTGATCATGTTAAAAACTATCAGAACTTGTTAGATGCTGCACAGAAGAAACGAGAAGCAGTGGTTAGATGGTTAGATGGTGTTTCAGATTATGGCATGACACTGGACATACCAACCTGGGTCATACATGATAAAAATGCCAGCGACAAGTGCGGTATTACCACATTGGAAGAAGCAGTGGCGGCTACCAAGTATAACAATGATTATTATATGCGGCATCGTAAAGGTGCTCGGAATGGTGGCATGAAAGTGCTTAATGTGTTACAAGGCGCCAACCATGCTGACGCAGATCGTTGGTATGACACAATGAAACACTACTGCGATCCAACCATTTATCCAGACACGCACTTTGATGGCTGGAGTATGGGCGGCCAGAACATGTGTGATGTGCATTTGGTATTGCGTAGACTTGTGGCATTGCGGCACGATGGCTTGCTTAAAGAAGGCATACACGATTGGATGCACTTCCTGGGCACAAGTAAACTGGAGTGGGCAGTGTTGTTAACTGACATTCAACGTGCTGTTCGCAAGTATGTGAATCCATCATTTACCATCAGCTTTGATTGTGCAAGTCCGTTCTTGGCCACCGCCAACGGACAGGTCTATCATCATATTGATCTTCCACACAATGACAAGTGGTGTTATCGTATGAGTCCCATTGCTGATGACAAAAAGTATAGCACAGACACACGCCCATATGGATCAGCAGTGGTAGCAGATGGACTGGTTGATCACTTTGACGAAAGTCCAATCAGTCTACAGTTACAAATGAAAGACGTTTGTTACTATCAACCTGGAATGTTAAACAAGATTGGTAAAGAAGGAAAGACGTCGTGGGACAGTTTTAGTTACGCATTGTTAATGGGTCATAATGTTTGGATGCACTTGGAAGCAGTCCAACGAGCCAACCGCGAATATGATAATGGATCGTTTCCTGCCATGATGTGGCATCAAAATGGAGATCATGCTCGATTCAAAGACATTGTGAATGCTATCTTTGCCACACCAGATCGTGCTGAAGCCGAAGCAATCATTGAACACTATGACCGATATTGGATGGACATCATTGGTACTCGTGGATTCAAAGGCAAGAAGGCCAAGAACGCACACAGTCAATTCAATGCCTTATTTGAAGAAGCTGATGTTGACAATGATAATGAAGATAGCGTACAATTAGAACAAGAGTTTAGCACGGACCAACTGGCCCGATTAGATCAACTAGAACAAGATCAAGTATAATGAACAGAGCAGGACACGAAGAAGTAAGTTTCTTTATAGGAACCGAAGTAGAACACACTGTTGCGTTTGGTATGAAGACCCTGTTTGTAGTAGGCTTACAAGACAGCCAGATCGTTCAACAAGAAGCCAAAAACAATGATTGTGAACATATCTATTTTGGTGCAGACCAAAGTTTTCCTGCGTTAGATAAGAATGATGCTGACGCTTGGCAGGATTGGGAATACATGATACAGTCGTGCCTAGAGGCTGGATGGTTATGCACACTTGATCTAGACCACGCACAAGCAGAGGGCTTGCTTGAATCCGGACTTGTAGAGTTCCATAATTTTATTCCAATGATCAGTGTTAAACTGCCTTACATTCGACAATTTGGATACCATGCTACTCTTAAAATTGATGATCGAGATTTTGCAGCAACAAACCCGGGTGTGTGGTGTCATAGTTTACACAACTTACAAAATTCCAAGGTGTTTACTGACTGGTCTAAATATACCAAGGACGAAGTGATAAAATGAAAAACTGGCTAAGACAACGACTGCTTCACTTTTTAATAGATGCCGAACCTAGCAGGCCCAGTAGGATAGGTCGCGGAAACATCAGTGTTTCTTTAATGGATGACGAACTATGTGATGACAGCCCAAGTGGCATCGACCTACCAGATCCTATCAACTTTAAGGTACAAGCAGTATCAGGAGGCACAATAGTAGAGTCCAGTTGGTATGACCACAAGAAGGACGAAAATCGTATCAAACTGCATATTATTACCCAAGAAGAAAACTTAGCAGACTCAATTGGTAAAATTGTAACTATGGAACTATTACAAAAATGATACAAACAGAACGCGAAACAGTAGAACGGATTAAGGAAGCCGCACACAGAAAAATTTGGGTCACATTCCGCAAGGAAGGAATCCACTGCTACCCGGCGGCCGCAACAGATCCCCGGTTAAATACAGCAGGAGAATATGATGTATCGTTCCTTGCTAATCCTCATCGCCATATATTTCATTTCAGGGTGTCAATCGATGTGTTCCACAACGACAGAGACATTGAATTCATTCAGTTCAAACGATGGCTCGAAGCGTTGTATAGCGGTTCGAATACCGTTTTAGAACTTGATTGGAAAAGTTGCGAGATGATCGCCGACGACCTATATATACAAATAGCAGAACGCTATCCCAATCGTAATGTAGTAATTGAAGTATCCGAAGACGGCGAGAACGGATGCTGCATTAGTTATAACCTTACTCGCCCAACACAATCAATTGTAATTTAATGAAAATTTATCAATCTAAAGTTTTTAATAATCTTGGTATGATTGATCAACAATCATTTATTCCTACATCTGTTGTTGCAAATCCTGCAAAAAATAGTATGCGTAGCATAATTGACATGTTTTTGATTTGGAAAACTATTGAATATTTTAAACCGACTACCTTACTAGAAATTGGTAGTTATGCAGGACAAACTTTAGGAATTATGCTTGAGTCAGCCGAATCTGATGCTAAATTGACCTCAGTAGATATAGATTTTAGTAGATTAGAAATATTTCAACATTTATTCCCTCATAATAAAATAGAATTTATTAAAACGGATAGCTTGGATTTAAATCTTGATAGAAAATTTGATTTTATACATATCGACGGAAACCATACCTCTCCGTGGGTAGAAAATGATATTATTAAAAGTTTAGAAATGTCTCATCAAAATACAATAATTTCAGTGGATGATTGTGAAAAAAATTGGATAGATGTACCTCGAGTTGTAAAAAGTTATCTGTGTGGGCAGAATGATTTTGTACCATTTTTAATGGGAGAATCTTCAGTCTTTTTCCATCATGTATCACATTCCTCTGATGAATTTTTAGATCATTGGATACAAAATGATGCCAGAAATTTTATTAGTTTTTCAAACGAAAATTACTTCAATGAATTTCAGATTCTTAAAGCATCGTTTATATCTCAATACTCATTAACAAGTAGTATGCCTGGGTTAAATCAAGACAGTTTAAAGTTGTTTATGAGAGCATGTAGTTTTTACAAACTTTAACTAGTTGACAGCAGTTAATTTAAGTTGTTTTTTTAAATTTATTATTAATAAGGAAATATTATGGGCAAACCCCAACATCGTGTAAACCCAAGAGCCCTTCAAGCATTTGAAGACTTGTCAAGCTACTTGGAATTCTGTCGAGACTTTGGCTACAGATATCGCGAAGAAGATCTGTACAACTTCAAAGCCTATGCATGGCAACAATATAACAAGTTCACACAAGGCAAGAACGCCAAGAACATGTGGGACGAAGACAGCCGTAGATTCTCAGGATATCGCCGTGCGTAAATTATTTTACATGGGGATTGAAAAAATTGAATCCCGTTACACTCTACAGCTGACCGAATGGAATCGCCGCGTATTTGATCGCCGCGGCCTAGATGTTGTTTATGTTGATGGTGCGAATATCGATAACACACAGAGTATCAGTGTAGGTCAAGTTTTAGATGCCCACGGTCGTAGTTACTTTAGCATGAGCCAAATGATGAACCTGGTTCAAATGATGCGAAACGGAGAAGTTACAAATGAAGATGTTATCTACTTTGAAGACATGTTTACTCCAGGTATTGAAAGCCTACCCTATATTATGGATCAAATTCCAATTGAGCAAAGGCCTCGTGTGTATGTTCGTTGCCTTGCACAGGCTATCGATCCTGACGATTTTGTACACGTTTGGGGCATGGCGGAATGGATGTCAACGTATGAAAAGATGGTTAACCAATTTGTAACAGGTGTGCTAGCCACTAACGAAGAGATGGTTGCTCATATGCGTATTGCCGGGTGGACTGCTCCGATCTACAATATTAGTGGCCTGGCATTTGGCAAAGCAGAAGTTCTAGAGCGTATAGGTGGAGCACAAAATATAAAACCGTTCGCAGATCGTAAAATGCGTGTGGGATTTGCCGCTAGGTTTGACCAAGAGAAACAACCAGACTTCTACATGGACCTGATTGAAATGTATTATCAATTAACTCGACGTCAAAATGTGGAGTTTGCTATATTTCAAGGTGGCCCGTTACGCAGTAACAATCCTAAGTATATTGATCGTGCTAGACAACTAGAACGTGAAGGTAAACTTAAAATTTATGAGAACTTAAAGAAAAATGATTACTACGCTTTGCTTAATGATACTCGTGTATTGTTTAATTGTGCATTACAAGACTGGGTTTCTAACACCGTCTCAGAAGCTGATACTTTGGGTTGCAATGTTCTTTATCCTGCTTACAGAAGTTTTCCCGAGACTTTTGCTGATGATCCTAATAGGCTCTATGTTCCTTGGAGTATCGACGACGCTTATACCAAGTTAGAATTATTATTAAACGATCCACATCACAACATGGGGTTAATTTCAGACTGGACTGATGGCACAGTAGATCGCATTGTAGATATATTGGAAGGCAAAGGTGAATCTTGGAATCGTGCAGGCAATAGATATCGTGATCATGTGAGTCAAGCAAAATATCAAGTGAAAAAGATTGAAGAATAAGTAATCTTATCAAATTAAAGTAAGGAAATTAAAATGAAAAAATTGTTGTCTATTATATTATTGTTGTGCAGTTTTGGTCTGTCGGCTCAATCATTTCCTGCAAAACCTGTAAAAATTATTGTTGGTCTTCCAGTAGGATCTGGTCCTGACGTTATCATTAGAAAAGTTGCAGATCAACTGTCGACAAAATGGTCTGTTCCGGTTATCATTGAAAACCGACCAGGCGGCGGCGGTGCTGTATCACTAAACGCATTTAATTCGGAACCGGCAGATGGCTATACCCTGTTCTTTGGCGACGTTGGCACAGTTGCTGGATATCCAATCTTATATAACGACGCCAAGATCATTGAAAACTTAGAACCAGTTCGTCCAGTAATTTATTCTGAGATGATGTTATTTGCTGGCAGTAAAATTCAAAATGCCAATGATTTAAAAACAGCGTTAAAAGCAAATCCAACACTTGGTAGCTGGGGTATAGGTAGTCCAGCGCATATCAATGATTTAGTTGTGGCTGACACCTTTGGTATTAACGCGATTCACGTGCCTTATAAAGATTATGGACAATGGTTTATTGACACATCAAATCAACAAGTAACCGCAGGATTTGCGACTATGGCTTCGGCTGGTAAAATGGAAAAGTCTGGTAAAATTCGATATCTTGCTGTCACTGGAGACCGCAGAGACTTTGCCTATCCGGATGTTCCTACTGTAAAAGAATTAACTGGTAAGAATATTAAAACTCTTGCCAGCTACGTGGCTGTCTATACCAATAAAAAAGTAGATCCAGCGATACGAAAAAAACTGATCAAGGACTTTGATGAAGTTGTTAACAGCAATAATATAAAGTTTGCCTTGTTGGCAGTTGACTATCGTCCAATGCCTATCAGTGTTGATGAATTCAAAACCTATGCTAATGAGCAATATAATCTTTACAAAAAGTTAATCAAGCAGTATAATATTACTATTAACTAAAAGAAAGCACATATGAAAGTTTTAGTAACCGGAGTCGCTAGATTTATAGGTGGTGAAACTGTGTTAAAATTAGTAGATGCTGGTCACGTGTTATCACGTAAGACAGATCAAATAATAAATTAATGTTACATTCTGTTTATCAACATTGGGATCCTTTAAAGGTATGTGTAGTGGGGCGCAGTTACCCTCCAGAATTTTATTCGTGGATTAAGGTCCCAAGGATAAGGAATGTATTTGAAAAACTTGCTGCCGAAACGGAAGAAGACTATCAGTCTATTGTAAAAAAATTACAAGAATTTGGTGTTGAAATTTTACGACCGGAACTTCCTGAACAATCTTTTATTAATGGCAAATATGTTCCGCCACCAATGATGCCAAGAGATCATGCCATTATGATTGGAGAAACATTTTATAGTAATATAGAAAACTACGATTTTCAATACTTTTACTGGAACATTCAACAAGACGGTTGGCCCTATTGTACAACCTTTGAAGATATTCAAAATTTACCAATTGATCTACAAAAAATATGTCTATCTGAACATGAAAAATATGTAAAAAGAATAAACAATACTGGATATAGTAAAATTTTTAAATATCTTGAATCTCAAGGAACTATTATAGAAACATTTGCCGATCCTCATATCACTGGACCTATGGTTTCTAGAATTGGCCAAGATTTGTATTTTGGAACTCATTATTATAATGAAGATACAACCGAATTAAAAAAAGTAGTTGATGCTAAATTTACAAATACTAGAAATCACATAGTCAATACCGGAGGACACAGTGATGGAACTTATTGTCCCGTATGTCCTGGATTAATTATAAGTTTACACGACGTTCCTACTTATGCAGACACATTTCCAGGATGGGAAGTAATTTATCTTCCTCCATCACATTTGAATAAACTAGATGATTTTCAAAAAATAAAAAGTAAAAATAACGGAAAATGGTGGATACCTGGATTTGAAACAGATCAAGGAGTTATAGATACTGTTGAATCATCGTTAAGTAATTGGACTGGGTATATTGAAGAAACAGTGTTTGATGTCAACATGTTGATTATTGATCCCAAAAATGTCATGGTTTTTAATTATAACAAACAGGTATTTGATGCGTTAGACCGGTATGGCATCACCCCACACATAGTACCATTCAGACATAGATATTTTTGGGATGGCGGGGTTCACTGTGTAACCAACGATTTGCATAGAGAAGGTGTTATGCAAGATTATTTTTCAAAAATATCTAGCAAAGAGTATTAACAAATGACTACAATCATAATACCATTTCCGCCCGGCGGGGGAGGCAATCATTTAAAAAATATACTTACTAGCAATATTTCAAAATTAACGTATAATAGTCCAACTGTACATCAAACTCCTGGAGGTAATTTGCAAGCAAGCCAGGTCAACACAGTGTTGGCTAACCCAGAAGCTACACACGTATTGCATGGACACTTTGGTGAAATTATGTCTTATCAAAATCAAATACAAAATATAAAAGATAAAAAATTTATTATAATTTGTAATGACAATTTACGCGACTTCCAGTTATTGTCTAAAAGACGAAAACAATTAGGATATGCTACCGTTAACACCGGTGAATATTTTGAAGGCGAACAAGTATTTTTATATGAACCTTTTATGTACCATCATTATTTTGATGTGCCAATGAAAAATATTATGAACATTCCCATTTCAGAATGGTTTATTGAAGACATAACACCTGTTATCAATAAAATTAATTATTTTTTAAAAATTAATCTTGAGGTTGATACTGTAAATACATTGCACAAAACATGGTATAGGAATAATTTCAAATGACTAAAGTTGTAGTTACTGGTGCTGCAGGATTTATTGGTGGGGAAACACTATTAAAACTAGTGGATGCTGGCCACGATGTGCTGGCCATTGATCGAGTGATGCCGCCTGGACATTTGATTCCTGTGCCATGTCAGTGGCACACCGGAGACTTTTCTACTGAGTTAGGTTTAGACGCTATTAAAAGATTTTGCCCAGATGCCATTATCCACTGTGCTGGCACTAGTCTAGTCGGCCCTAGTGTAGCCAATCCAGAAGAGTACTATGACAATAACTTCGTTAAAACCAAAATACTACTGGACTATCTGATTGAAAATCACTATAAACAAGTTAGATTTATTTTTAGTTCGAGTGCCGCAACATACGGCAATCCCATTATGACTCCAGTACAAGAAGTTGATCCCACTGAGCCAATTAGTCCATACGGTCAAAGCAAGTTAATGATCGATTGGATGCTGAAGAGTTATCAACAAGCCTATGGATTAGACTATGTAAGTTTTCGTTACTTTAACGCATGCGGGGCCGACAGTCAAGCTCGTCATGGCCAAGCACCGGGTGCCACTCATATTATTGCCCGAGTGTTAGAAAGTGTCAAAGACAAACAAGATTTCACTTTATATGGTACCGATTATTCTACCGACGATGGTACATGTGTTCGAGACTATATCCACGTAGAAGATTTAGCACTAGCTCATATATTGGCCATTGGTCCGTCTATACCCGGGGACATTTATAATCTTGGTACCAATGTTGGCAATAGTAATCTTGCTGTGGTACAGCTGGCTGCACAAATAACCACAGCCGATATTGCCATGTTACATGGTCCTAAGCGTGAAGGTGACCCAGCTATTCTTACTGCCGATTCCGGTAAGTTTATAAAGGCCAGTGGGTGGCAACCAAAGTTTAATTTAGAAGACATGATCACTCACGCCTGGGCTTGGTATAATCGATGAGTTTCAATGCTTTATTTGATTTTGAATCAGCCTTGGCCAAATACACAGGTGCACCATATGTGGTGTTAACTGATTGTTGCACTCACGCACTTGAACTTTGTTTTCGTCACGATGGTATTAAGAAAACAGCGTTTACTCCATTTACCTATTTAAGTATTCCTATGCTGATGCAACACTTGGGTGTTGATTATCAATATCACAATCAAGATCACAGACAATATACTTGGACCGGCGAATACCATTTTGAAGGCACTAGAATTTGGGATAGTGCCCGCAGACTAGAACCGGGCATGTATAAAAAAGGATTCATGCAATGTTTAAGTTTTGGTTGGACCAAACCATTACAACTAGGTAAGGTTGGTGCTATATTGTTAGACGACTATGAAGCATACAAAAAGTTTAGTCGTCAACGGTCGGATGGTAGAGACCTAAATATACCATGGGAAAAAGAAACTGATTTAATTTTAGGATATCATTACTGTCCTACATTAGAATTGTGTGTAAAAGGATTGGAATTATTGTCTACTGTAGAACCAAAATCACAACCTGGCATTTATCCTGATTGCAGAAATATTCCATTTAAGTGTTGATTTAAATCTAAATAACTGTTACAATAGCAACAAGACTAGCCATCCTCGGCTCTAACTCGGAGAATATAATTGACAGATAAAAATACAAGCCAAGATACATTCGATAGATTGAAAGCAGATCAATTGGTCGTAGAAGCACCATTCCATCCTGGCTATGAAGATGCTGTAATCGGCGATAACGGCTATGAAGAAGCCAACCTAGCAGATGCTATCCGCTTTAAGATGAAGCGTGACAAGAAACGTTTTTGGGCTGGCGACAACATTAGCGACTACTTGCACGAAGGTGACAAGGAAATCCTAATCGATGAAGCTACTGCGGCATTTGAAAAGGTACTAGATACCTTATTAATTGATCGTGAAAACGATCCTAACTCACGAGGCACGGCACGTCGTCTTGCCAAAATGTATTTTAACGAAATTATGGGAGGTCGATATGATCCAGCACCAGATGCAACAGCTTTTCCAAATGATTCGTCGGATAGATATGACGGTATGCTTGTTGTTCGTAGCGAACTGCGTTCTATGTGCAGTCATCATCATCAGCCTGTGTCTGGTGTTGCTTACATCGGAATCATCGCCGCAAATAAACTTATTGGCCTGTCTAAATATACTAGGATCGCTCAGTGGTGTGCTCGTCGTGGCACACTTCAAGAAGAACTATGTAACGACATCGCAAGAGAAATAATGCG